CTCTCAAGAGCTTGACACACAAAGTATTCTTGACTACACGGACATCGATGCCGCTAACGAATACACTACCTTTGACCCTAAGACAGGCCAGACAGTTTCTAAGACAGGAGAGGGAGACGTTAGCAAGCTCTCCTTTTCTGCAAGCATCAACAACAAATTCTTAGAGGATCTAGTCGCTAAGTCAAAGTCTTCTGCGCTAAGTCCAATATTTGATGCAATTGATACTATTTCTGCTGAATCGCAGAGGATATCAAAAAGGAGTGCTAGCTCAGATCCCTCTAAAGTAATAGAGATAGACGACTATGAGCCATCAGCAGTTCCTGTGGCCTCAACGATCGTTGACGTTGATACTTCCTCGGTCTATGGCAATATTTTGCTTGGATATCTGATTCAGAAATATGAGGTTAGCTCTGACGGATCGATAACTTTTATCGAAAGATTCACAATAACCAATCCTCGCCAGACCAAGTATTCTGACTACTCTGTAGTCTACGGAAAGAGGTATCAATACAGCATACAAAGTGTGTACCTCGTACGAATGTTATCTTATGATGGCAGCAATTTTGTATCTTGCGACTATCTCATGTCTTCTAGACAGTCTCCAGTTGTAGAGATTCTTTGCGAGGAGGCAAAGCCTCCGCCACCACCCTCAGACATAAGATTCTGGCTTAGTCAGGAAAGAAAGTTCCACGTCGAGTGGCAGCATCCTTTTAACAAGCAAGAAGACATAAAGCGATATCAAATCTTCAGAAGAAGAAGCATCGATGAGCCATTCCAGCTCTTAGCAGAGCTTGATTTCGACGACAGCGAAATCAAGACACCTAAATCTGACAATCTCATACCTAGCAGCGTGCTCTTCTCAAACTTTCCTGTCGGATCTTACGTTGATGACCTATTTGACTTAGATGGAAATTACATATACGCAATTTGCTCTCTTGATGCTAGGGATCTAAGTTCGGGATATTCTGAGCAATTTAGCGTGAGATTTGAGAGGCAGTATGGAAAGCTCAGAGTTGATAGAATCTCGGCTGCCGGTGCTCCAAAGCCATATCCTAACTTTCTGCTAGACAGGCCAGTTACGGTAGACTCAATGAAAGTCAGTGGATTCAAGAAAGCCTCAGTCTACTTTGATCCCGACTACTTAAAAGTCCTGGATCTTCGAGAAAAGGACTTACTGCATCTTGCGACAAGCAACGAAAGTCCAAGTTATTCGATACAATTCATCAATATAGATTTACAGCAAGACGCGAAAGTTAGCATTTCTATAGTTGACAACAGGCAGAGCTAGTTTCGCGGACGCTATAGTTATAGCATGGAGATCGCGGTATGGGATTCCTAGACCACTCGACTAACAACATAATCATTGACGCTGTCCTGACAGACAAGGGACGGCAGCTTCTTGCCAGAAATGATGGCTCATTCCAGATCACGAGATTCTCTTTCGGTGACGATGAGGTTGACTACGCAATAATCAAGAAGTTTGGAAGAACTGTAGGAAAAGAAAAGATCGAGAAGAACACTCCGGTCTTTGAAGCTCAGACGAACTCAGACCTAGCTCTCAAGTATAGGATGATCAGCGTTGCAAATCCATTCTTGGATAACCTGCCCTATCTTAGTCTCACAACTCTCAATGGAGCCACGACTCTTGTTCGCGGAAGCAGTCCAACTCAGGCTGACTTTCAGATCAAGCAGAACTCTGAGAATAATGCGACCATTGACGTCGATCTTAGAGACACAAGCTTTATCGTATCGTATGATTCAAGGTTTCTCACAATCACAGGCTACGAAAACAACGTCTCCACTCCATCTACTGGTCAGAACTTCATCTCGACAGTCAGAGTTAGACAAACCACTGTAAATACCGACGGAAGCGAAGGCGCTGTGGGTACCTTCAGAGTCACTGTGAAAGGATTCACGGATGACTTCTACAACTACTACGCAACTTCCACAAACTCTGGCGTGATAACAACTTTCATCGATGTGTCTGGCACCGCTAGTGGCGCGGTGGTCACCCAGCAGATAAACATCAACAAGAACAGCAGCATCTAAAATGGCAACATTCAAGACTATAACGGCAGAGGATATCCAGACGACTACCAGCGCTCTTAACCAGCTGGTTGATGTTGTCCAAGACGACATCTCGGGATCTTCCTCTAGAAAGAAGTATCAAGTCTTCGTAACGGGTGGCATAGGTCCTGGCGTTACTTCGTCGCTGTTTCAGACAGTGTACGACCAAGATTTCACTCTCCAGACCGCAAATCCTGTCTTTGACATGACAGTTGGACTCTTTGAAGAGTCTGACACAGTACAAGATTGCTCAACTGGAACTGACGCGAATGGAAAGCTTCTTTTCCCATCGCAGTCTCTCATGATGAGAGAGAAAGTAGAGAACTATAAGCAGTTTGCTCAGTTCTTGCTTGGGGATTCTGATGCTGCGTTCTACTCTCCTGGCGTAAGGGCGTTCGATGCAAACGTATCTTTCACAGGAATTCAGACTGGCTCAAAGGGAGACAGAATTGAAGAAGCTCTCTTTGTTGGCTTTAAGCGTTTGTTCTCTAGAGATGAAATCAAAAAGGAAACTTTTGCTATAAGGCTCTACCAGAGCGCTGCGCTTGACGGTGCTGCTCTAGATGGAACTGCCAATGGCATAAATCTCGACGTCACAACCGCGGCGGGAATAGATAACAACTACACGGGATCTAATCTATTCATTACATCTGTCTCTGGCTCTACGATCTACGCAGATGTTGGATCTTCAACTACACAGCTGAAGTATTTTGGTGGCGATGTTGGTTACATCAAGAACACATCTAACACTGATGAGTACGTTGGTCTCATCTGGTATGACCAGGGCGTCATGGTTCTTGATATGGGTAGAGTATTTGCCGGAGACCAGCACATGTCGGGCGCAATAGACGCTATGTCTAACGTCGCACCCAGCGTATACGGAAACGCTCTCAATCTTGGCCAGGTCATGTTGGGTAATTCAACAAAGGGATCTGATAATCCAAATGCGAAGTTCATTCCTGACTTTGTGGTTTCAGCATCTATAGACAATGTGGTTGACCATATAGCAGCGACTAGATTTAGCTCTGGTTCTTTGACGGCTGCAACTTTCCAGAACATTACGGGAATAAATTCAACCCTCTACTTCTGCCGTGCTACGGCTGATGAGTTCAATTACTCTTCAAATCCAACATTCAGAGACGCTGGTGGTAACATTACTGTGATCGATCCAGGTAACAGCACAGGCCAGAGGTCATTCACATTTGTTACAACCGTCGGATTGTACAATTCCAACAATGAACTGCTAGCCGTCGCAAAGCTCTCAAGACCTGTAGAGAAGAACGACGAGAAGGATCTATCTGTAAGAGTCAGGCTCGACTTCTGAGGCGGCGATGCAATGGCTATACTTCCGCTCACTAGTGACAACTTCGAGAAGATAGCTCTAGAGCTTCATCCACGTCGTTCTTTCACTTCTTCTTCTAGTGGCATCACTGGATCAATATATGTGATTGCCGAAAGATCTCTCTATAACAAAGAGGTCTTTCGGCTTTCGCCGTTTGCAGATGCTTCTGTCATAGACAACGATCTAGACACGACCCGATCCAAGCTTTTCTCGTCTACTGGATCTCTTGATGTGTCATCTGACGCTGAGAATTTTCTCGGTCTCGTGAATCAGACGCAGTCCAGCGATCGTCAGACGAAGCAAGTTGAGATCATAAGATTCATACCATCGAACGATTTCACGAGTAACACTCTGAGAAAGTCTGTGGTCAAGGATGTGTTATTTCCATTCTATAGGACAAGCATCCCGCGCGCCCACTGGAGTTTCACGAACTACCAGTGCATGAATTTCTTTACGTCATCGCTTATTCCGAGACAGAACTGCGTAGTCTATCCCTCTCCAGTTGCGGGGACGACTAACGACTACAATGTCACTGACTCTTTCACGTTCTCTTTCTACGTCAATCCAAAGAGGACTGTTAGCGACGTAGGAGATGAGTACCATGCCGGTACCATTCTTCACATGTCATCTGCGTTTGCAGTATCTCTCATAACCGGTTCTCACATAGGCCAAGATGGCAAGCCTGACAAGTTCAGGATTATGCTCCAGCTCTCCACTAGCGCGGATACTCCTCCCTCTCTCATCAATCCAGATAATACGGCTCTGGACAGAGTCTATGCAACTAGCGACAATATGCTTTCGCTGAATCACTGGCATCATGTAGGAATTAGGTGGAGTAAAATTGCAAACTCTGGCACTGGTTCTTTCTATATCGACGCTATAGAAGATAAGCCGGCTAGATTTGCTGCAGGAACATCTAGCATCAATGAAGCTGTAGATGGATATGGATTTAATCCTGTCATACTTGGAAACTACATGGACTCCGGAGTTCTTGACGCGCAGAATCGATTCTTCAATTCTGGTGTGAGCCAGAATGAAGGCATTTACGATGCTGGAGTCGCTCCTGATGTGAATAGCGCGTGGCTTAACCACCCGCTCAATGCTGAGATTCACGATATAAGAATCTACAACAAATTTCTATCAAGAGGAGAGGTAGTTAGTGCTTCTCTGTATGGTCCTGAAAGCTTTGATAATTTGCTTTTCTATCTACCCGTGCAGTTTGTAGAGAGTAGTCCAACAAGAAACGTGTTGATAACGCCGTTTCAGGCAGCGCCAAGGACAACAGATGTTCCCTTCAATGAAGAACTATCGTACGGCGTGAGAGGCAAAGATATAAATGCCGAGAATTATCTCCAAGAGTTTGTGCAGCAGAGACACCCGAGGTTGTTCTTCCTAACCTCTTCTGCAATAGACGTAACAACTGGGACTTACACGGCAGACCAGCTTCTTTACGACATCTCGCCCAAGGCTTCTTCCACAAGAGCTAGAAATTTGCTGCTACTTCCGAGCGATAATGGTAAGTTCTCACCGAACTTCAATCTTCTTTCTTCTGGCAGCAATTCGAGATACGTGAATGACCTTGGCCAAGTAGATCTGACTATAGTTTCGCTCAATAACATGATACCATCTTCTTCCATCTTTGTCGGACTCACACAGAGAAATGAAGATGGATCAGATAACACTGCTAGCTCTGGACTGATGCAAGAAGTTCTGGGAAGCTCTCCAGAAGACCCCTCAGTCGACCCAGGAAGCGGATTCACGATACTTCAAAGAACAAGGGATAACTCTTCGAATGAAGTGGTGTTCTTTGATAGCTCTAACCTCTTCTATGGAAAGAGCATTCGGCCAGGGACATACGAGCTCACAGACAACAGCGTTACGGCTTCTGACGGTAGAATATCAATAAAGCTCAAGGACGATAAGCTTGGTAACCTCTATCGTGCGGACGCCCTAACGCCGCATGCTACTTGGAATTCTGCTGGCACTCTTCTATATGAAGAGGGAATTGCGGTCGTGAAGTCACCAAATCTACTTCACTTTGGGAAAAATTCTTTCACGTCGGAGTTTGAAGGCGTCCACAATCTTCATATCCTGGAAGTCAATGCTATCGCAATGCCTGGAATGGTGAACTCATCTTCCAATCCACAGTTCATCACAGGAGCGCTGCCTTCCAATAATGCTTCTGACAAAGACACAAGCTACTCGATAATATCAGGCATGCTAATTCACGACGACAACCTGAACGTGATCGCCAGAGCAAATTTTGCGCAGCCGATCGTGAAGAAACAGAACGACAAGTACATGTTCAGGCTAAAGTTCGATTTCTAAGAAGACTTGGCCTGTTATGATTGAGCATGATTCTCGGCTTAGACATATCAACTTCTTGCACGGGAGCTTCACTCATCTCCACGGGCGGCGAGCTTCTTCACACCTTTGCTATTAAGCCCGCCGGCGAAGACATGTTCCAGAAAGCAAATAGCTTTAGGATCCAGTTGAACCAGTGGCTTCGTCAATGCAAGGTGACAAAGCAGCATATAAGCGCCGTCTACATTGAAGAGAACTTACAGGGTTTCAGACCCGGGCTCTCTTCGGCTGGAACTTTGCTGACGCTGGCTAGGTTCAATGGTGTGGCTTCATACATTGCGTTTCTAGAGTTGGGAATCGTTCCAGAGTACATCAACGTCACGGCAGCAAGGAAGCTGGTCTCCCTGAAGATAGACAGGAGCCGTGATACTAAGGAGCAAGTTCTAGAGTGGGCCACTGCAAAGTTTGGATATACTCCGACATCAAGGGCAGTAAAGACCGGAAAGAAGAAAGGCCAAATGGTGATCGAGACCCACCATTTCGATATTGCTGACTCTATCGTGATTGCAATGGCGGGTCTTGAACAAAGGAAGTCGGCAGATGTAAAGTAGCGCATGGAAGTAAACATCGAAGCCAAGCTACATTTCATCACTTCCATTTTTGGTCCTGGAGTAGTAAACAAGGGTGCTGTGGCCGTCACATGCCCAAAGTGCTCGAAAGACAATCCAGAAAAGAAAAAGCTCATCATCCAACTTGATAGTGGGCTACATCACTGTTGGGTTTGCGAGCTCAAGGGCAAAACTCTGACGTTTACTGTGAAGAAGTACGCGCCAGAAAAGCTCGACATGTATCTCAGGATATTCGAATCTGGAGACTACGACAGCGCGCCGGTCGAAGAAGTCAAGGAGAAGATTGAGCTCCCCACTGACTTTGTCCCGCTCGGTCCAGCTTCAGACAGCCTTGACCCTGACGTGCAAGCTTCAAGAGAGTATTGTCTATCAAGAGGCTTGACTGAGCGAGACATATGGTACTTTAAGCTCGGCGCTTGCTCTTCAGGCAAGTACCGCCGTAGAGTAATCATGCCGTCGTTCGATGCTGATGGAGAGCTCAACTACATCACTGCTAGATCGATAGATCCGGACAGTAAGTACAAGTACATGAACTCCAAGGCTGAGAAAAAGAGCCTCATATTCAATGAGATCAATATTGATTGGAAGAAGGAGCTTACGATAGTAGAGGGACCATTTGACCTTGTGAAGTGCGACAGAAATTCTGTGACTCTTCTAGGTTCCGGTCTCAATGAGGGGTACGAACTATTCAAGAAGATCGTCTCCAACATGACACCAGTTGTGCTGGCTCTCGATCCAGACGCTATCGATAAATCGCAAAAAATCTGCGCGCGTCTGTATTCTTACGGTGTAAGAGTTAGAGTTATGAATGTCAGCCCTTTCAAAGATGTCGGCGAGATGCCAAAGCAAGAGTTCCTCGATAGAAAGAACTCTGCCAAGATCTGGACACCTGACGATCACCTGCAGCATCTGTTTACAAAGATTAGAAGCGGTTCGCTTCTCTAGCGGAGAACAATGAAGACGTTCAAGTGCGTTCACCTGTCCGATATTCACTTTCGCGGCTTGTCTCGACATGAAGAATATCGCGAAGCTTTTGAAGACTTCTTTGAGAAAGCAAAAGCGCTGTCTCCAGATGTCATTATGGTTGGTGGCGATGTAGTCCACTCCAAGACCCAGGGAATCTCTCCTGAGCTTGTCGATATTCTTGTGTGGTGGTTTTCCAAGCTGGCTGAAGTTGCGCCAACCCATATCATCCTTGGAAATCACGACGGTCTCATCACTAACAAGGACCGCCAAGATGCGATCAGCCCTCTAATCAATGCCCTTAATAATCCACGACTCACACTCTACAAGAAGTCAGGTGTCTACCCGACTGGGATTCCAGGATATAACTGGTGCGTGCTCTCTTGCTTTGACGAAGAGGGTTGGGCTGATGTCAAGCCAGTTCCAGGAGAGGTGAACATTGCGCTATTCCACGGCGCTGTTCGGGGTTCTGAAATAGACAGCGAGTATGAGATTGAGGGAGAGGTTGAGAACAATCTCTTTGACAAGTTCGATTTCGGCTTTCTTGGTGACATTCATAAGTTCCAGTACCTTGACGCTGCAAAGAAGATCGCGTATCCTGGATCGACTCTCCAGCAAAACTATGGAGAGGACCTCGAGAAGGGGTTCATGTACTGGGAGATTGAATCAAAGACTGAGTACTCGTCTAGGTTCATTCCGGTAAAGAATCCGGCGCCGTTCATCACGATTGACTGGCAGGGGACTGTCATGGAGACAGTCCATCACGCAAAGAAGTATCCAGACCGCGCGCGGTTTCGAATCAAGCACACTGAGTCTCTACCTCAGGCTGAGATCAAGCTCCTTCACTCTGAGCTCAAAGAGCGGAAAAATGCGACTGAGATCGTGTTTAAGTTCGACTCAGATCTCAACGCTGGAACTGTAGACACTGATTCCAGCCCCGGCGAAGACCACAATTACCACAATCCTGATAACATAGTCCAGCTAATCAAGCAGTATTATGCGAACAAGCAGATCTCCCAAGAGACCTGGGACAAGATCTCTGGGAAGATCACAAAGTACTGTGATGAGATTGGAAAGAGCGACCCCGCAAGAAACATCAAGTGGACCGTCAACTCAATGAAGTTTGACAATACTTTCGGATACGGCAAGGACAACTCTATCAACTTTGATGGTCTGAGCGGGGTCATTGGCCTTTTCGGTCGTAACAGGATTGGTAAGTCGTCTATCCCTGGCACGCTGATGTACGGCATGTATAATGCCAGCGACCGTGGAATTGTGAAGAACCTTCATGTGATAAACACGAGGAAGGGCCACTGTAACGTCGAGATTGACTTCACGGTCAATGGCCAGCAGTATAGGGTCGAGCGCCAGACTGTGAAGAATCAAAACAAGACTGGCGAAGTTTCTGGCAAGACTCATGCAAACATCTACCAGATTACTCCTTCTGGTGCGGCAAAGGATATCAGTGGCGAGCAGCGCCGCGATACTGATGTAATGATGCAGGAGCTAGTTGGAACCAAGGAAGATTTCCTCCTGACTTCCTTTGCTAGCCAGGGTGAGATGAACAACTTCATCAAGCAGAAATCGACATTCAGGAAGAGCGTTCTTGCGAACTTTCTCGATCTCGATATCTTTGACAAGATCTGCGACATGGCTAAGAATGAATCGCTGCCGATCAAGGCGCTCATTGATAGGATGCCAAGCAGAGACTGGAGCGTCCTCATCGAAGAGAAGAAGAATCTTCTAGAAGATCTGCGATCTAAGCGTGAGGCTCTCGATGAAGACATTGGCAGGTCTAAGTCTAAGATAGACCAGCTGAGCAAGAAGTCTTCTGAGCTTGGATTTGACAAGATTGTCACCAAGGAAGACGTCCAGGCACTTGAAAGCGAAATTAAGCAGCTTGAGTCTGGCGTCGTTTCCCTGGAGGAGAAGAAGCTGGAGTTGGATGCCGAGATTCTTGCTGGCAATGACAAACTGACAAAGATCTCAGCGATAAAGAGCCAATTTCCAATCGACGAGCTGAAGGCAAAGTTTGCAGAGCAGAACCAGCTTGAAAAGTCCATCTTGAAGACGGAGCATGAGCTAGAGCGTGAGAAGCTTGAGCTCACAAACCAGCAGAGGTCAGTGAAGCTGTTAGAGCAGGTCCCATGCGGAGATTCTTTCCCCACCTGTAAGTTCATCAAGGACTCTCACAAGAATAAGCAGTCGCTTCCAGAACAGATCACACGATGCGAAGAGCTCTCTTCTAATCTTTCTTCGATTAGAAAGTCTCTGAAGAAGATGTCTGAGGAGAATTACGGCGAAAAGATTGAAAAGTACCAGAAGGTTCTAGACCAAGAGAGCAAGATCAAGGTCTCAATTGCAAATGCAGAGAATTCTCTCGGCAGGACGACCAGAGACCATGATTCGAAATTCTCCTTACTGACGGAGAAGAAAGAGCGCCTGCTGGTGATGAAAGAAAACGCCGTTGACGCAGAAGATTCTGAAGTCAATGAGCTTAAGACTGAGCTTCGCAGGCTTGGAGATGAGCTCAAGGAAGCAGATCGAGGTCGACTTGACGTAAGCGAAAAGATCGGGCTGGCAAGCTCGAACATAACGCAGCTTGAGAAGGAGCGCAATGATTACCAGAAGCTTATCTCGGACTGGAACGTGTACGAGACGATCATTACTGCCACTAACAAACGAGGTATACCTCTCCAGGTTCTAACTAACGAGCTGCCCAAAATCAACTCTGAGATCTCAAAAATCTTGCAGGGCGTTGTTGGATTCACAGTCGAGCTTGAAGCTGACCACCAGTCTAACGCAATGGACGTCTTCATCAACTACGGAGACTCTCGTAGAATCATTGAGTGCGCCTCTGGAATGGAAAAGATGATGGCTTCTCTTGCGATAAGAGTTGCTCTCATCAATGTCTCTTCGCTGCCTAAGAGCGACCTTCTCATAATCGACGAGGGATTTGGCGCTCTAGATGAGATGAACGTTGAGTCTTGCAACAGGATGCTCCAAAGTCTCAAGCGCTGGTTCAGGATCATCTTTGTAATCTCCCATGTTGATGCGGTGAAAGATGCGGTAGATAACTTTGTTGAGATTACAAGCAATGGAAAGGATTCTAGAGTATACTATGAGTGAGATCCACAAGGTTATTGAGGTCCGTGGGGCAAGGATTGTCGTAGAGAACAAGCTTACCAATAGAGTCCCGCTTGCTTGCCCCACATGTAAGATACTGCTAAGAGATAAGGACGACGTAGTGGCGTTTGGCTCTTATGATTGTTGCCGACTGTGCGAGATCGAAGTCGCTTATCCAAACAAGGCGGCGTGGCTCCAGGGATGGCGCCCTTCTGGTGATGATTTGGAAGCCATCAGGAAAAAACGCAAGCAGGTTCCTAGTTATCTGTTGAGGAATGAATCATGCTAAGTATCCAACAGGCTAACCTGCTCGGCAACATACTAAACTCTGACTTTGGAAAGGCTTCTTCGGGCGACGGTACTTACGGTATCAAGTCGCAGCTCGCTGGAAATAGGCTCATTGTGAATTACAACACGATGGCGTATCTGCCCAGTGAGCACTCGATCCAGCAGCAAGTCCCGATGCTTGCAGATCAAGCAAACCAGAGAGTGGACAGATTGATCGCTGAGATTAAGCAGACCTACAAAGATAAGTCTGGACAGGGAATCAAGCTAGCAAACCCAGGCATGTCAGACTCTTTAGAGTTCGTGCAAGCATCTTATAATAGTCCACGCAAGGTAGTTCTCTATAAGAGAAAATTCGTATACGATTTAGGTTGATCTATGAATCCGGCGCTCCAGAAAAGGAAGCAGGTAGAAGAGATCATTCGCTGCGGAAAAGATCCTGTCTACTTTCTGAACAAGTACGTCAAGATCCAGCACCCAACTAAGGGCACGATAGCGTTTAAGACGTTCCCATTCCAGGATGATTGCGTCAAAGACTTTATCGATCACCGGTTCAACATAGTACTCAAGTCTCGTCAGCTTGGACTCTCAACCCTTGTTGCTGGATATGCAGTCTGGCAGGCTCTGTTCTACAAAGACAAGAACATTCTAGTCATTGCGACCAAGCTTTCAGTCGCAATGAACTTCATAAAGAAGGTCAAGACAGCAATTAAGGCGTTGCCGCCCTGGCTTGTGATGTCTCAGGTTGTTGGAGACAACAAGCAAGCAATCGAGTTTGGAAATGGCTCATCCATAAAAGCAATTCCAACCTCAGAAGATGCTGGTCGATCTGAAGCCCTCTCGCTTCTCATTGTCGACGAGGCAGCGTTCGTTAGGGACTTTGACACTCTTTGGATGGGTCTGTATCCCACACTGTCAACGGGTGGTCGCGCAATCATTCTATCCACTCCGAACGGTGTCGGTGGTCAGTACTACGATTTGTATGTCAAGGCTGAATCCGCTGAGAACGAATTCCATCCAATAAAGCTTCCATGGAACGTGCATCCAGAGAGAGATGAAGCTTGGTTTGAGAGGGAATCAAAGAATATGTCGCCCCAGCAGATAGCACAAGAGCTACTCTGCGACTTTTCAGCATCTGGCGACACCTTCCTCACGATCGATGACATTGAGTACCTACGGACAATGATCAAAAATCCCATTGAGAAGTGGGGTCCAGAGATGGGTGTTTGGGTATGGAAGTATCCGATGCCAGGTCACTCATACATTGTCTCTGCAGATGTGGCAAGAGGAGACGGCGCGGACTATTCTACTTTTCACGTCATAGACACCAGCGAGTCTGAGGTAGTCGCAGAGTTCAAAGGAAAGTCTCCGCCAGACCAGTTCGCTATCGTACTTAACGAGGCAGCGCTAAGGTACAACAAAGCACTGTTGTGTCCTGAGAATAACACTTATGGATATGCACTGCTGATGAAACTAGCAGAGCTCAGGTATCCGAACCTCTATTTTGAGAAGCAGAGCGACAAGTACGCGGTACTATATGGAGACGGCTCTATCGCAAAGGCTGGATTCTCCACACAGGGACCATCAAGGGCTAAGATTCTTACCAAGCTTGAAGAGATAGTCCGCAACAAGAATCTGCGTACTTATTCTTCCAGGCTGTATGATGAGATGAAGACATTCATCTGGAAGAATAACAAGGCACAAGCCATGAAAGACAAGCACGATGACCTTGTCATGTCTCTTGCGATTGGCGTCTGGCTCTATGAAGCTACCCCGCACAACAAGCAGGCTGTCGACATAAACACAGCAATTCTTAGGGCCATGTCAGTCAACAGGGGATCTACTGGCGAAGCGCTTGACCCCTTCTTATCACACGCGGCAAAGACGGGTAAGCCCGTAATGTGGTCAGGAGAGCTTGGCATTCCAGGACCCGAAGGCAGCAATAAGCAGAACACAGGTCCGGTAGATTTCTCCTGGCTGTTCAGGTAGTGGTTTATGTCTGTAGTTCTGTGGTGATATTTACGATATCAGAGTGGGTTGATGGCAGATAATCAAGCAGGGCTTTTTAGAAAGCTCACACAATTGTTCAGGTCTGGTCCTACGATTAAGAGGAGAGTCAGAGACTTCGACTCTAAATCTGGTCCTGGAACTAGCTCCCTTCAAGCCTTCAGAAGGGCACACAGCGACGTATACACGAGCACAATGAGCGCTTATGGGTCGTTCGATAGAATGGCTCGATACTCAGACTTCTCAGAGATGGAAGCCACGCCTGAGATTGCCAGTGCGCTCGACATATACGCAGAAGAGAGCGCAAGCAGCGATGAACGTGGAACTATCCTGCACATACACTCAGACAATAGAAAGATCAAGGAGCTGCTTGATACGCTGTTCATCGACACGTTGAATATCAATTTCAACCTTCCGATGTGGGTCAGGAACCTCTGCAAGTACGGTGACTTCTTTCTCTTCAATGACGTATCTCCAGAATTTGGTGTCATCGGTGCATACCCGATACCAATCTCTGAGATCGAGAGAGAAGAAGGCTTCGACCCAAAGGATCCGACAGCAGTAAGATTCAAGTGGATGACGCAGGGCAACCAGACTCTTGAGAACTGGCAGGTCACCCACTTCAGGTTGCTGGGAAATGATGCATTTTTGCCTTACGGATCTTCAGTTCTTGAGTCTGCAAGGCGAATCTGGCGCCAGTTGATCCTAATTGAAGACGCAATGTTGGTCTATAGAGTCATAAGATCACCAGAGCGTAGGGTCTTCTATATCGATGTTGGAAATGTGCCGCCTGAGAATGTTGCAGAGTACCTCGAGCAAGCGAAGAACTCACTCAAGCGCTCTCCTGTTGTCAATAAGACTGACGGCAGAGTGGATCTCAGGTTCAATCCACTTTCTGTCGATGAAGACTACTTCATTCCGGTCCGCGGTGGCGACTCAGGCACAAAAATCGACACTCTAGCCGGTGGTCAGAACACTACTGCCATCGAAGACGTTGAGTATATCCAGAAGAAGCTGTTTTCCGCACTAAAAGTGCCCAAGGCATATCTTGGGTATGACGAGATGTTGAGTTCAAAGGCCACTCTGGCCCAAGAAGACATCAGGTTCTCAAGGACGATCACAAGAATCCAGAAAACTGTAGTAGCTGAGCTCAACAAGTTGGCGATGGTGCACCTGTATGCCCATGGATTTCAAGGAGAGCAGCTTATCGACTTTGAGTAAAAGCTCAGTAAC